AACAATCCGTTGCCGATAAAACGTGAACGCACGGGGGCCATGGTCGGCTTGGACAGGGGTTGCGTCCACACGCTCGCCACGTCCGACAACACTTTCATCGACCTTCCCAAGGAACGGTTGAACCGTATCGACAGGGAGATACGCCGCCGCCAGAAAGCACAGGCGAGACGCGTGAGCATGTCCGGCAAAACATTGAAACAATACCGTCAGCATGCAAGCCGCACCTATGAGCGCACCGGCAGGGAAATCGGCCGACTGTACGCGAAAGCCCACCGAATCATAGACGATTGGCAACACAAGACCACCACCGGTCTCGTCAAACAATACGACCTCATCGTATTGGAAAACCTCAACCTGCAAGACATGAGCCGTAAGGCGAAAGCCAAACCAGACCCGGAAAGGCCGGGCGCGTACCCGCATAACAGCCAGTCGGCAAAACGTGGACTCAACCGTAGTCTACGTGCGGCAAGCCTTGGCGGAATCGTCGGCAAACTCGAATACAAAACACAGTTAACCGGACGAAACCGTCTCATACTCGTCAACCCCGCGTACACAAGCCAGACATGCAGTGAATGCGGTTATTGCGACAGTCGAAACCGTGAAAGCCAAGCGGACTTCGAATGCAAGCAATGCCACATGAGCATGAACGCCGACTTGAACGCGGCCAACAACATCCTCAAACGGGGATTGGACCATCTCATCGGCTTGGACGAAGCCGAAACGGAATCAGCCGTCCAACCCGCTTATCGCGGGAAGAACGCTTCCACCATGACGTGCAAAACCTCAACACGATAAGTGTTGGAATCCCGGTGTTTCAACACCGGGAGGACGTCAAGGAAGAATCCTCAGATTTTTAGAAAAAGTTCCTTCGGGGGGTTCTATGCCAGCTTGCTCATACGTGACATCCCCTGCAAGGAACTCAAACAGAAAATCCAAAGCCGCCAGCAGGGCCTCGATAATCACCACGACGGACGGAATGGCCAGAAGCCCGACCGCATACGTTCCAAATACGAGATGAAGCAACACAATCGCCAGCAACGTGAACACGAACACCGCCAGCAACAGGCTGAAACCCCGATGGAAAGCTTTCAACAATTCGGCTTCGATTCTACGAAACCTTAATCTCGTTTTCTTCGACATGCTTTTCTTGCCTCCAATCGTCCACCGACAGGAGAAACAACGCCAGTGGAAACACGACTAGAAACAGTATGCCGCATACGACGAAAGGCAAACCCCAATACCAAGAAAATCGTTTCAGCAGAAAAGAGCCGACAAGCCCCAACAGGGACACCATTCCGGACAGCAAGTACAAACCCAGACCATACCGGAACATAGCATAGGACGCTCGCTCAAGGAACGTTTCGTTCTCCTCCTTCATGTCAGCGCTCCTTTCCGGTCGGATTCCACACGCCATCAGACTTGTCCAGTTTCGCAAGACCACGGGCTTGCAGACGGTAGGCGATTCGATTCTGCGATTCGGTCAGCTCCTTGTCCTGCCAGACGGCGGACAGGACGGTCTGTTCCTCGTCGGTCAGCATGGACTCCAATAGTCGGATTCGACGTTCCAAAGTCTTCTTGGCGCGGGTGTAACCGGACTTGTGGTCGCAAGCGAGTTCGGCCATGCCCTTCCAGAATCCTCGCATATTCTGCCAGTTGAGCCGGGCGAGCTTCCTCAGCATACGCACTGCTTCATCATCTGTGTGGAAGTCACAGTAAGGTGGAACAAACGAGTCGAGAGGATAGAGTCCAAGAGGCTCGTAGGGGCTTTCCTCCTTCGCACGGTTCAGATACCAAAGGGCTTTCTTCAAGTCTTCCAGACCGTTCTTGCCCTGCCAGCGGTACACGTATTTGATTGCGTTGCCTCCTAGGAACGGGTATCGTGATGTCAGTTCGATGCACTCGAACGGGCCTGACGTGTAGTGGCTGGGGTGGTTGACGTTATCGTTGCTCAAATTTCTCTCCTAAACAGTAGGCTGTATGTGAACGCTTCCAGTATAGCATACTATTTTCTAACGGGGGCAAGAGCCTTGCGATACGCCTTGGAAAGCTCATCATACGAACGCTTCAAAGACATCGCCTTCCGCTTGTCGCCATCCAAATCCGTGGAGCAACGCAGATTCTCATATTCCTTCGGCTTCTTGCCTTGCAAAGCAGCCAACGTGTCCAAATCATATGATTCGTCCAACTCGTTGAACTTGGAAGACACCTGAGCATACAGCCGGAGCGACTTATTATACGATTCCGTCATCCTGCTGACTTGTTGGAAACAGTCGTTCTCCGCCTCAACATGGGCACGCTTCGCCTTGCCTTGGGTATCCCACCAATAGTATCCGCCGCCACAACACAAGGACAGGGCGACAAGAACGGACAGTACGGCGGCTATCCTTTTCTGCACACGCTGTCTCGCCCATTCCTCACCATCCCTCACCCCGGCGGCGATAAGACTATCAAAAGAAGGCGTCTCGCCTATCGTCGTCGGTCGGGCTTGTCTGTTTGAATGCCTTCCCAATTATGGTCAGTCCTTGAAACTCGGGAAAGATAAGTCCAGCCTCGGCTCAAACTCCGAACAATACACGGGAGAGCCTTCACAGAGGGCACGGTTGAGGTTTTCAGCGAACTTGTATGCCTATAGTCTCCGTTCAGGCTCACTGCCTCGCAAGCATTTGCTGGCGGGAGTGTCTTGGAACCCGTGGGCGTCCTTCTGTGCCTTGGTGAGAAGGTTCTGCAACTGTCCGACGGTCAGCGAAGTGGCCTTCCCCGCTTCCAGTCTTCCGGTCTCACGCAGTTTTTGGATGGCATACTCGTTGTGGGACAAGTCCAAGCATGTATGCCATTGAGTTTTTCCTTCCGGATTGTCTCCCAGTAGAAGCGTTACCCTTCTGGTGTCCTCTGCGAGTTCCGACATTATGTTTTTGTTTCCTTTCAGTTTTTCAGGCCGTAGTAGACGACCCCGTTTGTTTCTTTTGTGCGGTCGAACAGTTCGTGGCCGCGTTGTGTGGTTTCGATGCTCCTGATTACGACTTCCGGCGCGTCGAAAATGGTCATGGGTTCCTGTCCTGCAAGTTTCGCCCACTGGTTTTGGATGACGGTGAGCGTGACCCGGCTGTTGGAGTCGAGTTGTCGGCATTGTCGCTCGTGCTGGTGTTTGCGCACGTAGTCGGATGCGACATCGGCCAGTGTGGTTCTAGGCATGTGTTTTCCTTGCTTTTGCTTGAATGTGGTTGATTCCAGTATAACAAGGAAATGTTTCAAATTTGGCTTTTACATAAATTCCGACGCCAACGGGCGAAATATATCCAAGCCGGAATGTCGGCGGAAACCGCCGCCACACCAATCAAGCCAGTCAGAATAGGTCGGACAATCATATCCTCTGGTTCCGAAACCGGCATGAACCAGAGAAGCGGCACCGTTCCAGCCAAGACAACAATACTTACGGCGAGCATGACGAATAGCATGACCTGTTCTATGGGATGTTTGGGTTTATCTGTTTTAGTCCGCGACCTTTTGATTTTTGGCGGCTTACCGTCATGCTTGCCATGTCTGCCATACATGGTGGTCTCCCTGTTGTCTGGATGGCTGGACGCCATGCGTGTGATGGACGCGGGGTTGATGACGGTGGTGAGTTCCCCGGTGTCTTCTGATTGTGGTCTCAAAAATACTCCCTCTCTATGTAGATAATCCCAGTATAGTACGTGATAGTACATAGTTTTTTCTCGCGCATCACAAAACGGATAGTCAAAGTCGATAACAGAAAGGAGCGTGTCCAAAAACGCGCTCCTTAAAAACAAGCCAACAGACACTACCAGTCGACGAGCATGTCGCCGTGGACGATTTCTCTCGCATACTTAATCAGGTCGGCGTCCGATTCGACACTGGGGTCGTCCACCAGCCTTTTCAGAGTGTGTAACACCGCTTGCTCGTATCCTTCCCAAAACTCTTTCGGAAGATATTTGCTCCAAAAATATTCCCCCATGAAAGCCACGCAGGGTTTGCACATTCGGACTATTGGAATATGCTCTTTCGGAGCGTTCTCGTCTCCCATGGTGAGGACTTCCAGATAAACGTACTTTTTATCCGCTTTGAAGAACAGAATGTTCTCTTTTGCTGGATTAGGGTCGCCTTCCAGTACGAAGTCCGGGTCTCCGAAATGCATCCCGAATACGATTCCAGCATCGTAATTGTTGAGCCGATTGACGCAATCGCGGAGTGCTGAACTGTTGCATCGACACCAGTTCGGATAATCCGATAACGACACCTCGCATCTGGCACATGCGGGGCATTCTTTTTCTTCGTTTTCCAATATTATTCCTCTCTTTTTAGATAGCCGTTTCAAGCAGAACCGGGGGAAGACACTGTTTCCAATTGACTCGCAACGCGCTCGTCAAATCGTTCATGTTCAATGCGAACAGTCCGGAATTCATTAAACCGTTCAATTCCACGATTGACACTTCACCGTTGATAAGACACAGGTCGAGCGTGTACGCGCCGTAACCGCAGTGGGCGAACATGCGTCCGGCTCGCGTGGCGAACTCACGGTATCGTTCCGCCAAGTCCGGTCTGAGTTCAACGTTCTTAACGGTGGTGTCGTCACGATGCTTCTGCATTTGATGGTCGAATCTCGTATGCATGTTGTCGATTGGTGTTTTCAACCCGATATTGCCAGCGCCGCAGACAGGCTGGTCGCCAACCATGAACATGCGATACTCATATTGGATATCGACATTCTCCTGAATAAGCAGAGCATTCGGGTCATCATCCGCATGAACAAACGCCCAACCTCCCCACTCCTGCACCTGCTGTTCAAGCTCGTCAAGATTAGTTCCGGAGATTTTCAAATTCGGTAGCAGTTTGGCTTGGTTCATGAATTTGATGAAGAACGACGAGACACCGTCACTAATAAGAGAAGCGAACGCATGTTTGATGTCATCCTCGTAGATGGAACTGAGTTTCGTCTTCCGATGCATGAGCATGCGCACGTTGGGATTGATGGCGTAACGGTCGGCATGGGACGGGTCTGCATACTGGTCGATTGGCGGCATGTCCAACACTTGTCCGAAGTGCGGTAATCCGATTAGCCTCTTCGAGTCGAGGTCGGTTTTCCCATGCACTCGGACTATGGCGTCCTCACCTAGATTGCGGACGCCCCAGTAGAGTCGGGAACAGGTTTCAATCCAATCCTCACGGTCTCCACCTTCCGGCTTGACCTTGCCGACGTACTTTTCCCATATTTGAATGTAATAGTTAGGGATGCCGGTCATGTCGTCAGGGCATTTGACGGGTGGAATGGAAATGACCCACGGTTTCCTCTTGGTCAATTTGTGGCTCCTTTTTGATTGTTGTTGGCGTATTCGATTCCAGCCTTGAAAGCTTCCACGGCATAATCGTGGAGTATTTCAAGCTGTCTGAGACTGAACCCGTCCTCCAAATGCGGGGACAGGTCTGGCAGGTTTTCTTCTATCGCCTCTTCCGACATGTTGGAGATATTCAATTCGCCACTTCTTTGTTTCATCCGGCGTTTGTAAACATCCCCAGTATAACAAGACATGAATGATATGAAAGATGAAACAGGGGTCTGAACACAAAACTAAGCCCAGACCCCCTATTCACCATCAAAGACCATGCTTGGTTAGATACTTATTGTTGATGATTTTAAAGCAACGATTACGGCCCAACTCGTTGAATAGTTCATCGCTCAACTGTTCATCCTCTTTCGCATGCCAGACGATACCCTCGTCCAACAGGTTCGGAGTCACATTGCCGCGCAAACCGTCCACTTTCGCAATCATGTCCATCACATCGCCGGTCGGCTTCCACTCGGTCTCATCCAACAGTGGGACGGCGTTGTCAAGCATGGCTTTCGGCCAATCCCTACGGTCGAGTTTCATATTGTCACGCCATACGGCGAACACGAATGGACGATAGGACGCCAGCTTCAACCTGTTGCCGTTGACACTTGGACCGCACAGCTCGAACTGGCAGACCATGCCTTTCTCCAACGCGTCAACCAATCCGGTTTTCACCGCCACCTGCATGTTCGTGCATTCCGGCTTCAACTCCCAATTGCGAGAGTAGACGTGAACCATATCATCCATATCACGGTAGATTGTGGTGCTGGTACCATCCACCTTCACGGTCGGAGTCCACGCAATCCGCCTGATTTCATCCCAATACGCGGTGAGATTCTGCACTCGCGTAGCGTCGGACTTGGAGCATGGCGCGTTGAAAGCGCCAACCATATCCCCGCCTTTCAAAGGCGGTAGTTCCTCGAATTTCCACACGTTCGCCTGCAAGGTGACGTCGGTGCCGACTGGAGTATCCTCCGGCACGCCAATAGCCGAGAGCGGCATGACCAAACCCTGACTGTATACGCCTCGCAGTCTTGCGGTCTTCAACACATGTCCGGTGATTTCGCGTCCTTCGCCGGTAATCGTGTTGGACACTGGCACGGTACGCTGCCCACGTTTCTGCAATTCCGCATACCGTGGGTCGTCGGCGGGCAGCATGGAGTCGATTTCGAAATATGCCACATGGTCGCCGGGCTTTAATCCCATGTCCTTGCCTACTACGACAATCCATCCGCCAATGCGAGCCTTCTCGATACGGTCTGCGTTCTCGATAGGGTACACTCCCTCAATCTTTTGAACGCTTACCATTTTTCT